GCACTAAATTCAAAGGAGTATTCTAATGGATATGATTAAAAAACTTTGGAACGATCACCCAAAAAAGAAGTGGCTTGTAATCGGTCTAGTTATCGGTTGGGCAGCCGCTCAGATTATCTAATTAATGTTATCAAAATTATTAGGCGGATCTTTAGTAGACACTGTCGGTAAAGTTATCGACAGTGTCCACACTTCAGAAGAAGAAAAGCTTGCCGCAAGAAACAAGCTCAAAGAATTAGAGAACGAAATAAATTCTAAACAAATGGATATTAACTTAGCTGATGCTAAGTCTACTGCTACAGGCTTTGGTGGTATGATGCAGCGGAGCTGGAGGCCCCTAATCGGAATGTCCTGTGCGTTAGCGATATTGTGGGAATTCGTATTAAAACAATTTATAGTTTTTATTCTTGCTGCTTTCAGTATTCAACATAATCCGCTTCCAGAGCTTGACATGTCGACTTTATTCCCGCTTGTCACAGCTTTACTCGGAATGTCCGGGCTTCGCTCGTGGGAAAAAAGTAAGAAACTTACGAAATAGTGCAGACAAATATATATTCAGCAATTTTAAGATTAATAACTACTAGACAAGACGACATAAAGTCTGTACTTATTGATGGAAACGTAGAGAATTGGGATCGATATCAATTCCTAGTTGGGCAACTCACTTCTCTTCGCAAACTCGATTCAGATGTTAGGGATCTTTATCGCAAATGGGAGGTAGACGATGACGTCGACAACGGGGCTGATTATGCCCAAAGAAAAAAAGATAGTGGGACTTAACCCTGCTGAGAAAAAAGAAGAAAAAAAGAGCGATCTTAACAAAGTTCCCAAGCCAACAGGTTGGAGACTAACTGTTCTCCCCTATAAAGGTGTAGGAAAAACTAAAGGTGGCGTTTTATTAACAGATAAAGCAGTAGAAGAGCAACAGATTGCTTCTGTTTGTGCTTTAGTTCTAGAAACTGGACCTGATGCCTACGCAGACAAGGAGAAATTTCCACATGGACCTTGGTGTAAAAAAGGTGATTGGGTGATTATTGCAAGATATGCAGGATCTCGAATTAAAATTGAGGGTGGCGAACTTAGAATTTTAAATGATGATGAAATTTTAGGAACAGTTGAAAGCCCTGAAGACATTTTAGGAGTATACGCATGAACGAAGTAGATAGACAAGTTGCTGAACTTCAGGCTGAGTCTGAAAAAAAGCAAAAAACTGAGTATTCTGTCGAGGTAGAAAGCGAAGATGTCGCTGCACCTACAGAAGAAAAGGAAATTGAAATTCCTCAAGAGAGTAAAACCTTCGAAGCTGAGGTAGAAAACACACAAAAAGAACCTGTTGAAGAAGAACCAAAGCAAGAAGAGGTAAAAACTGAAGAGGAAGAACCAAAAGAAGATTCAAAACAAAAATATAGTAAGTCTGTTCAGAAGAGATTTGATGAATATGCTTACCAATTAGGTGAATCAAGACGACGTGAAGAAGAAGCAATCAAGATTGCTCAAGCTATTAAGGATGAAAGAGACAAAGTTCAAGAAGAATTGTCTAAACTTAATAGTGGTTATGTCAACGAGATGGGCGGACGACTAACTGGTTCTATGGAAGCTGCAAAAGCAAAGCTTAAAAAGGCAGTTGAAGACCAGGATGCGGACGCTATGGCCTCAGCACAACTAGAAATAGGAAAATTAGGCGCAGAACAGACTCGTTATGAGCAGATGAAAGCACAAGAAGAGGATAGAGCAAACGCTCCTAAGAAAGAAAAAGAGGTAGAAATACCTCAATCTCAGCCACAATCTGCTGTAAAAGACCCTAAAGCTGAGTCTTGGGCAGCAAATAATGAGTGGTTTGGCTCAGATAAAGTTATGACAAACGTCGCTTATGCAATTCACGAAGATTTAGTTAATCAAGGTGTTGATCCTCGCACAGATTACTACTATACTGAGATTGATAAACGTATGCGTGAAAATCTTCCGCATAAGTTTCAACAAGATTCTTCAACCGAAGAACCCGCAAAGCAACAGCCCGTCCAGACCGTTGCAAGCGCACATCGAAACAGAGGCACAGGACGCAACGTAGTTAAGTTGTCAAGTACAGAAGCGGCTATCGCTAAACGACTTGGTCTTTCCAACGAGCAATATGCGTCGGAAAAACTAAAGTTACAGAGGAGGTAACGTTATGATAAATAAAACACCTAGATCTGCATCCACAAGGGATAAAGAAGCACGCAAAAAAAACTGGCAACCACCAAGCTCGCTTGAAACACCGACACCGCCTGAAGGTTTTAAATTCAGATGGATTAGGGAATCAGTAAGAGGATTTGAAGATAACAAAAATGTTATCGGTCGAATTAGACAAGGCTATGAACTTGTCAGAGCCGACGAATATCCTGATTTTGATTTTCCTACCGAGTCCGAAGGAAGACACAAAGGAGTTGTTTCAGTGGGAGGATTATTACTGGCAAAGGTGCCATTAGAGATCGCAGCGGAGAGAGATCAATACTACTCCGATCAAACAGAACGTCAGCAGGAAGCTGTTGATAACGATCTTCTAAAGGAGCAACATCCTTCAATGCCAATTAATAAGCCCGAGCGACAAACTAAAGTTACGTTCGGTGGCTCGAAGAAAAGTGAATAATTTTTAATCGACCTAAATGTAACGCTTACTAATAACAAATACTTTAAGGAGTAATAAAATGGCAAACTTAAGTTCAGGTTTCGGATTCCGACCAAGTAGAATGCTCGGCAGTGGTTACAACACTACTGGTCAAACTGAGTATACTATTGGCAACAACGAGGCATCCGCAATCTTTCAAGGTGATCCAGTTATATTAGTAGCGAATGGTGCTATTGATATAGGATCAAGTGCTGGTGCAGAACTTCTGGGTGTGTTTAATGGTTGTGAGTATGTTGATCCAACAACTAGCAAACCAACATTCAGCAATCACTATCCAGGAAGCATCGCTGCAGACAATATAAAGGCATTCGTCATCGACAACCCAGATGCGGTTTTCGAAGTAAAATGTGATGACGCTAATGCAGGACAGGCCCAAGTTGGAACAAACTGTAATATCGCAACTTACGCAGCAGGATCCACCATATCAGGTGTATCTTCTGTTAAGGTTGATGGTAGCAGCTTTACAACCAACGCAGGGGGTAATTTAAGAGTAGTAGGTCTATCTACAGATCCAGACAATAATGATTTTTCATTAGCTAACGCTAACATTCTTGTCAAAATCAACCTACACTCATTAACTGATACTACAGGCATATAGGAGGTTAAACTATGGCTATATCTAGAAGTCAACTCGTTAAAGAGTTAGAGCCAGGTTTGAACGCTCTGTTCGGCTTGGAATACGCACGATACGATAATGAGCATGCTGAAATCTTTGATGCAGAGTCATCTGACAGAGCATTTGAAGAAGAAGTAATGTTAGCAGGTTTCGGTTCTGCACCAACTAAATCAGAAGGTGGAGCAGTATCATTCGACACAGCTAACGAAACTTTCACAGCTCGTTATACACACGAAACAATTGCACTTGCATTCTCAATCACAGAGGAAGCTGTAGAGGACAACCTTTACGACAGACTCGCTGCGAGATACACAAGAGCACTTGCTCGTTCAATGTCAAACACAAAGCAAGTTAAGGCTGCTGCAGTTCTTAACAACGCTTTTGCTGCTGCAGGTGCTGCAGGAACAAATCCTGGTGGCGATGGTGTATCACTCATCAACACTGAGCACCCACTACAATCAGGTGGTTTTTTAGTAAACAGATTAGCAACAGATGCTGATTTGAACGAAACATCACTTGAGCAGTCATTAATCGACATCGCTGATTTCAGAGATGAGAGAGGCTTAAGAACAGCTATTCAAGGTATGAAACTTATCGTTCCAAGACAGCTACAGTTCACAGCTAACAGATTAATGGAATCAACATTAAGAACAGCAACAGCAGATAATGATATCAATGCAATCAGAAACATGGGAGTGATTCCACAGGGTTACACTGTGAACCACTACTTAAATGATGCAGATGCTTTCTATATCAAAACTGATGCTCCTAATGGATTCAAGCACTTCACAAGAACTCCGTTGTCAACAACAATGGAAGGTGATTTTGATACAGGTAATATCCGATACAAAGCAAGAGAGAGATACTCATTTGGTTTCTCAGATCCACGCTGTGTATTTGGTACATCTGGTGCATAATATTTTATAAGAAACTTAAGAGGGCGGTTGTCTTTGACTCCGCCCTTTTTTTATGTCAGAATAAAGCTTTATTAACCTCATGACCCTTCGGGGACTATTAACAAGGAGATAGACATGGGAACAACTACATTTTCTGGTCCGATTAAGGCTGGAACAGTAAGAGAGGGTGCAAGTGCAAACGCAGGTTTTACCCTCATGGCACAATCAGCAGTAATTGATATTATTGGTGCTACAAACACAACAACAATTGGTATAGTACCAGCAAATTCACAAATCGTAGATGCTATTCTAAATGTAACAACTGTATCTAACGACGGTGGTACTGGCGTAGTGCAAATTGGAACGACAGCAGATCCCAACGCTTTTATGTCAGACACAAACGTTAAAGCATTAGGTGTAACTCACACTGGAGGCACAACTTCAGCGGCTAATGATGTTGGTACAAGTGATGTAACCGTAACTGCAACTTACACAGCAGGTAACGGTGATGGCACAACAGGTGTTGCTACAGTAACCATACTTTATGTTCAAAATAACAACTTAGCATAGGGGTATCTTATGATTAACTATAGATCAGCTAAAGTAACTGCTACAGGAGATGTTTCTAGTGGTCCAGCAAGACTAATAGCTATTCATGCTGTTTGTGCAGGTTCTGCAGGAAGTATCGTTTTAAAAGACTCTAGCACTGGATCAACTTTGCTAGATCTTGATACTCCAGGTTCAGCTACAGCAGTTATTGATACATACATTGGAGATAGTGGTATGAGATTTGAAAACAAAATTCATGCTACATTAACTAATGTAACTTCATTAACCTGTATATTTGCGTAATGAGAAAACGGGATAAACAACCCCCAAAAACTAAAAAATATTTCCGCTCCACTAAATCTGGGGCGGGAATGACCAAAGCTGGTGTTGCTAAATACAGACGAGACAACCCTGGTTCTAAACTAAAAACAGCAGTCACTGGAAAAGTGAAACCTGGAAGTAAAGCTGCAAAGAGAAGAAAATCTTTCTGTGCTAGATCTGCTGGTCAAATGAAAAAATTTCCTAAAGCAGCGAAAGATCCAAATTCAAGATTGAGGCAAGCACGTAAACGTTGGAGGTGTTAATTGTTTAAAACATACTTTTATCTTTTCTGTGCATTTTTATCTCTAGTATTTATGTACTTATCCATGCAAAGTTCATGGTCAGCGGAATGGAATGAAAAACCAGTGATGTGTTCGAGCCATGAAGAAACATTTTCATTGATAGCAGAAAAAGAAGAAAAACTTATGTGGAGCGCTGTTCAATTTACAAAAGTAAAAGGACCTGATGATACTTATAGAGAACGTCCAGAAATGCTAGTATCGGCATACTACTTAAATCTTAATACTAGAACATATACAATACTAGAATATCATCCTAAATATTTAGTTTATTGTGTTACAAGTTGGGGAACTGATGTTTTACTTCCACAAGAAATAGATCCTAACTCTTACTACATACCAGATAGAGATGTGTTTCAATGATTAAATATTTTTTTTTAATTTTATTTTTATTTTCAAAAAATTTTTACGCTGAGACCAATACCGTGTCGAGTACGGTAGTAAACAATACGCCTCCAACAGCAAATGCACCCGTTCTGCCGAACTCAAATTCTGATATATGTAAAGTTGGTATCGGCGGAGCAGTTCAAAATAATGTGTTAGGTGTGGCTACAGGAATTTTAGTGGACGACGAGCTGTGTCAGCTTCTTAAATTATCTCGCAGTCAGTACGCCTACGGTATGAAAGTGAGTGCGGTGGCCCTCTTATGTCAGGACCCTCGTGTCTGGGACAGCATGACAGACGCGGGGACCCCGTGTCCAGTCAAAGGTTTAATTGGAACCGAGGCAGCTCAATACTGGACTGACAACCCTCATGAAATTCCAGAGGGTAGTAGATATAAAGTAGGCTATGTTCAACAAGTAAAAGAAGAAACACCAAGTGGAGATTTTGATGATATTAAGAATTTTGGTCTTAT